AAGTAAGCAAAATTATCAATAGTTACTTTAGTTTTGCCAGTACCCATCTCCATGAAGTAAGCCCATTGTGATTTATCTGCTGAATCTTTTAAAGCGTTCCTCTGATGTTCGTATGGTTTAGTTTTATACGGGTATGTCCACATCCTGTTTGTTTATAAATTTTTTTATTGATTTATGCAAGGAGTTAATTTAAGAGGTGTGCAGGAGGAAAATATGGATATAGAAAAAATGTCATCCATGGGCATTGGTCAGCATGATGTTAAATCAATTTCTGAAAAATGCCAACAACTCAAAGATCTCCAACAACAACTCAAAAAAAAGAATGAAGAACTAGATCATATCAAATTTAAAGTAAGAGATATGGAAGAGCGAATCATTCCTGAAATGATGCAGGAAGCTGGTGTATCATTACTTAAATTAAGTGATGGTTCACAAGTAGAAGTAAAACCTTTTTACGCTGCTAAGATTCCTGAGTCTAGAGTTGAAGAAGCATTTGGTTGGTTGCGATCTAACGGTCATGAAGATTTAATCAAGAATACCGTTACTGCTTCCTTTAACAGGGGACAGGACAACCAAGTTGCAGAACTTATAAAAGTATGTGAGGAGTATAACTTTACTTATAATCAAAAACAAAAAGTAGAGCCAATGACACTAAAAGCTTTTGTAAGGGAGCAAGTTGAAGGTGGTAAAAAACTACCTTTTGATTTGTTTGGAGTATACATCGCTAACAAAACGAAAATAACAACGAAGGAGTAACAATGTCGATAAAGAACAACGTAAAGTTCAAAGACGAACAAGCGACAGGAACTAACGTAGAAGTAAAGAAGACTGGCGCAGTTGCAGCTTTTAATATTGAAAAGTTTGCAGACACAGGGTTTGATAATGTTGACGCAAAAAGTTTAGCATTACCATTCCTGAAAGTGTTAGGACAACTCTCTCCACAAGTAACTCAGGGAGATAGTTTATTCATACAAGAGGCTAGACCTGGTATGATCTATAACACTGTAACAGATGAATTATTTGATGGTGCTAAAGGTATCAACGTAATTCCTTGTTATTATAAACTAGAGTACATTGAGTGGCAGGATAGAGATAAAGGTGCAGCAGCACCCGTAAATGTTTATCCAGCAGATTCTGATATCATGAGTAAAACAACTCGTGGTGATGATGGTAAGGATAGATTACCAAATGGTAATTATGTTGAGGAGACAGCTTCTCATTATGTCCTTATTGTTGAACAGGATAAAAACTCAACAGCACTAGTGACAATGAAATCTACCCAAAGGAAGAAATCCAAGAAGTGGAATTCTATGATGATGTCACTTAGACAAAAGAGGAAAAGTGGTCAAGGTAGTTTTAGACCTGCACCATTTACTCAAATCTATACTATGAAAACTGTATTGGAGAAAAACAATAAAGGATCTTGGTATGGTTGGGAGATAGAACACCAAGGAGCAGTTGGTAGCGAAGAGCTAATGAAAACAGCATACGAATTTTACGAAAGTTGTAAAAAAGGTGCTGTAAGAGTAAACCATCAAAAAGAGGAGCAAAGTCCAAAGACTCCATTTTAATTTATGGTAATACTTGACAAAACCCTGGAGGAGTTTGTAGAACTCTTCCAGGGCTCCAACACATATTTTGGTGTTTCCAAACCTACAGGAAAGAAAAATTCTAAAGGTAAGGCAGAATACAAACATTGGTTAGAACCTCAACCAATGACATTAGACCATTGGAAACAACATTTAACAGGAGAATCATATTATGGAAGTGTCCCAATTAGAGATGATAATACATGCAATTGGGGTGTCATCGATGTTGATCGTTATAATATACAGCATAAGGAAGTTATTAAAACGATACGACAAAGAGGATATCCGTTAGTACCGTATAGATCAAAATCAAATGGCTTGCATTTGATAATACATGTTGATGGTGTTGTTCCAGCATCATCAATGCGTAAAAAATTAATAGAGATAGCATCAGATTTAGGTATCAATGATACCACCACAGATATTTTTCCTGCACAAGACGAAGTAGATTTAACACCAGACAATTGGGATGATAAAAGAAAAGGTAATTTTGTAAACTTACCTTATCAAAAAGCACACATGACAACTAGAGTTGCCATGGATAATGAAGGCAATTCAGTAAAGATTGAGGATTTGTACGAGTTTGTAAAGCCTTACAGGGTGACACCAACAGAATTTAAAAAAATTAAAATATTTCAAGATGATGAAACAAAAGATTACCCGCCTTGCGTAATAAATTTTATGAAAAACAAAATACAAAAAGGTGAAGGTAGAAATGATGCAATGTTTAATGTTGCAGTATTGGCTAAAAAAATTAATCCTGACCCTGTGATGTATGAAGAATGGACAAGAGAGATGATGTCTAAAGTTTGTTCAGAAAAATTACATCCCAAAGAATTACAGAATATTTTTAAAGGAGTTGAAAACAAAGAATATGCATACAAATGTAAAACTTCTATTGCTAGAATGCACTGTGTATCTAGTGAGTGTATTAAAAGAAAGTTTGGGATAGGTGCAAATGAGGCCTTACCTGAGGTAGGTAAACTGCAAAAAGTAAACTCATATCCTGAACCATACTGGATTTTGCCTATCCAGGGTAAATCAATAAGACTTTCAACAAAACAATTGTATCAACAACAATTACTGGGAGAACAACTTTTAAATTATGACATTGTTTGGAGACCATTAAAACCAACAAAAAGAGATCCAGATCCATACAGGGACTGGCTTGAAGAACTTATGTCAAACAAACAAGATATGGAGGGATTTGATTCTTTTGAAGAGGGGCAAGACGTATTTAATTCAAGGATGTCTAGATTTTTAGAGGATGTTGAAGATACTACAGAATTCGATCAGATTGACTCTGGTAATATTTGGAGAGATGATACAGATATGAGATTTAAATTAGAAACATTTAGATCTTTTATGAAGAAAATGGGGTACAATTGGAATGAAAAAGAATGTACTAAATTTTTAGAACAAGGAGGTGCAAAGCCTAAAAAGAAGTTTCAAAATATAAGTAGTAGACACTGGGTGGTGTCACTGCCAAAACAATCAGAGCATAAAAACAAAAATGTCAAATTTACTAAAACAAAAGCTGCGTGGGAAGACAATTAAAATATTTGGACCCCCAGGCACAGGAAAAACAGAAAACTTACTTAAAAGAGTTCAACGTTATCTTAAACAAGGATATTCACCAGATGAAATTTGTTACATATCATTTACTAATAAAGCAGTTGACGAATGTATTGCAAGAGTAAGAAAAAGATTCAAAGAGTATGATGAAGACGATTTTAAATATTTTAGAACATTACATTCTTTGGCCAGGCAACAGTTTGCTGAAATACCTGTTTTAGATCCAAGAGCAGACTTGTTAATGTTTCATACTCAATATGGGACTGTAAAAGTAAATTATAAAGAAGGTCATGATGATCAAAAAGTTTACAACAATTGGTCTCTACAAATATATGATCGTGCAAGAAATATGAAAGTTGACCCAGTTTCTTTGTACAAACAGCAATCAAGAAAAGCTGTTAGATTACAACAGTTTAAATCAATTATAGCAGGATACGAAGAGTTTAAGACAATGGAATTAGAAAACGGACACCGGACACCGGACAGGTTAGATTTTACAGATATGGTGCAGAAGTTTGTTAAAGATGGTCTGGTTATACCATTTAAAGTTTTAATGGTTGATGAAGCTCAAGACCTTACACCTCTTCAGTGGGATATGGTTGTAAAGATAGCTTTAGGTGTAGATAGAGTTTACATCGCAGGAGATGATGACCAAGCAATATACGAATGGAATGGTGCTGATGTAGAACATTTTCAAACTTTCCCTGGTAAATCTTTAGTATTAAAAAAATCTGTAAGATTAAATAAAAATATACATTTTTTTTCTAAATGTTTATTATCATCTATGGGTGATAAAAGGGTAGAGAAAGAGTTTTATTCTAATCAAAAAGAGGGTTTTGTTTATAGATGGAACGGTTTAAAAAAAGTTCCTTGGGATATAGAAGGTGATTGGATGGTTTTGGCCAGGATTAATGATGTAAAAAAAGAGTTACAACAAGAGGCAAAAAGTTTAGGATTATACTTTCAAGACGTTAAAAATAACAAGTCTTTTGACCCGAATCAATTCTTAGCAATACAATACTGGGAAAAAATAGTTGACGGTGGCAGCATAAACCGTGAAGAAGCTTGCACCATGTATGAATATTTATTGAATATTGACCACGGATACCGGTCACATGATAGCAAAAAATGGAGTTTTGCACACCCAAATCAAGTATTTACTTTTGACGAATTACATTTAAGATGTGGTATGCGAGACGAAAAAGGATTATGGCAAGACGTATTTAAACGTAAATTTAAGGATAAAGATAAAAAATACTTTAATAAATTGATGGGCGAAGGTGTGGATTTAAATAAACCACCTAAAATTATTATAGATACCATACATCAAGTAAAAGGTGGAGAAGCTGATAATGTTGTATTAGCGAGTAAATGTAACTTTCCATCTCACTTTGAAAGAAAAAACTTGGAAGAAAAAGTAAAAGAGTTAAGAGTTTGGTATACAGGAGCAACTAGATCCAAAAGCACCTTACATTTATTAAGTACGTATCACCAATATCATTTTCCGTTAGGTAAATATTTTAACTTATACGAGGCAAATTATGTTTAGATTAAAAATAATAAAAGCTTTGCAAGATAAGTATGATGCGATCATATCTGAATGTGAGGCTACAATAGAAATATACTTGACTAAACCAGTCGGGATTGGAGAACACCCACAACACATAGAAGAAGTGGATAAATTAGTTAATAAAATAGCTGAGGCAGAGGATAAAATAGCTGTGTTAGAAAGATTTAAGGGATGACAAACAAAAGTTTGTTTGAAGATGTTTTTCCGCAGAGTAAACAAATCGGAGGATCTCATTATAAAAATATGGTTATACAACCATATGAGTTTATATCTAAAAACGAGCTTACATTTTTTCAAGGGAACGTTATAAAATACGTGTGCAGATACAAGCAGAAAAATGGAATACAAGATTTAGAAAAAGTCATACACTATTGTCAGTTAGAAATACTAAAGTTAAAGGATTCGAAAAAGAAATAAATGATTCGTAATAAGGAAATAAATAATTGGTTAGAATCAGATTTGAATAAATTTTTAAGAATTAAATTTTTACACGAAACTCCACATTGGTTTCGAGAATATTCTAGGGATCCAGCTAAAATATTTTACAGTCACACTTTTGATCAAGACAACTTAATAATTAATTATTTATGTTTTAAATTAGCAAAAACATTAAATTTAAATTTAGAATTTAAAAGAGTTTACTTAAACATACAACATCCAACAATGGATGGTGAGTATCATACTGATGATGAATGTGAGATGACTTGTTTGTACATGTTATATGGAGAGGGTGATTTTGAATTGAAAGATGAAAAACATTTTGAATTTGAAGATAATAAATTAATTTGTTTTGACTCAAAAAAATTACATAAAGGACACGCTCCTAAAAAAGGACCTAGAATTACTTTGGCTTTTAAAACAAATGTTCTTAAAAATGAAAAAAAATAAATGTTGTGAATGTGATAAAAATGGGGTTATTATTGAAAATAAAAAAATTTATTGTGCTGAGTGTTATATGTTTAATAATAATATTCTTCCCCGTATCGTGCGTACCTCTGTCAGACGATATAAGTATAAATCCATTAACTATAATAAAACACTTCACTAGAAAAAAATGAATACTGCTTACGGATTAGGAATGTTATCAATGCAAATTATTGTAATTGTATTAATATGTTTAATAGCATTTTATGTGATAAATAAATGAATCAAGCTAATAAATTTATAGTAAGGGATTCAGAACTAATTGCAGAAGGCTTTGAGCTGCCTGTTTGGTTACATGAATATTTAATGAAAGAATCCAAATCATCAAAAGAAAAATATAATCATCATTTAGCTGGTGCAATAGAAAATGAATTCAGTTTAGGAAGTTGCTTACCATATGTTAAAGAGTGGTTTATGGGTCAACTTATCACTACTGAGGTATATCAGAAAAAAATTAAAAAAATACAAAGGTATTACCTCGAAGCCCCACAAATCAATTGTGAACTTAAGGATTTATGGGTAAATTTTCAAAAAAAACATGAATATAATCCACTACACGATCATGGAGGTTTATTTTCAATGGTTATATTTATGTCTATACCTTACCATATAAATGATGAAAGAAACTTTAAAAATACAAAAGATTCAAAAACACAGGATAACGGTTGTTTAAATTTTAACGGTCGTTATTCAAGAGGTATAGTTGTACCTGCTGATAAAACTTGGAAAGGTAAGGGATTCTTTTTTGATGCCTCACAGTTACATTCAGTTAATCCTTTTTATACAAGTGATGAATTTAGAATAACAATTTCAGGTAATTTTTATTTAGTATGACGCACCAATTAAATTTTATTTATAATGATAGTGATTGGGTTTGCCCACAAGAATACCCGGATCTTTCACAAGCAAAAGAAATAGCAATAGACTTAGAAACAAAAGACCCTAATCTTAAAACAAAAGGATCTGGTTGGGCCACGTTTGATGGTGCGATTGTGGGTTTTGCAGTAGCAGCATTAGGTCAACAATGGTATTTTCCAATTTC